CTCAGGATCATTAGGAGTGCGCCATGAAATCAGCTTTCAGCACCGCAGGCGAATCCGACCTTGCGCGGGTTGCCGCTCGCTACTGCGACGAGAGCTATGGCGAGCCTGAGCTGGACGACGACGCAGAAGATAGCGACGCCGACATCAACTGAATCACCACGAAGCAATAACCAAAAGGAACGGAAGCCATGAACACGATCAACCTGCCCAACCGCTTATTACGTCAGCCGGTCGACAGCCCACCAACCGACCGGCGAGAACGGCAGATCATTAACGCGTAGGCGGCTGCCATGATGGCTCGCCGTCAGCGGAACCCTGTGCTGCGGTTATAGACCGCAGAGAGCCAGCCTTGCGCTGGCTTTTTGTTTGACGCCAGACGAGAACGGAATCGAACCGCCACCGCAACATCGCACAAGCGCTTGTCGATGCCACAGACCGCCAGGGTCCGGCTCAGAAATGCAAAAGCCGCCGCAGATTGCTCATGCGACGGCCTGCAGGAATAAAAAGCCGCTCGACCTTGGAAGGGAGCGGAAAGTAGATCTGGGGATCTACGAACGGAACCAACATGAACACATCATCAAAGCTGGACGCAAAAACGACATGTTAGACAAATCTTAGCAAAACCTTCACAGTATCGCAAGCGATATTTGCATACCTAAACGGTGTGCGTTGTATCGGCGCAAATAAGCTCGCGCAAGTGAGCCAGAACCCCCCGGCGCATGTGCGCGGGGATGGCGGCTGCAGCGGCGGCGACCTGATATTCGCCGTCTTCGCTGCATAAGCCCTCTGCCAGTACACCAGCGGCAGCATTTTTGTTCTCTGTACTGCCAGCAGTGCCAAAACTCGTCATTTGGAGCCCCTCTGAATTGCAAACACGGTATTTTTTACCCGCTACGGCGTCGCGGTGATGTAAGAGTATCCGCACCAGTCCCGGTCGCGCAACAAGTTTCGATACAATATTTTACATTTTCAGTGTTTGCAACAATCCGCAAATGTTTGCGCGAGTCTAATTCACTTTCTTGCGCGATTTGTCGGTAGATAGTACGTCCTCTATGGGTTTACCCAGAACGAGCGCCTGGAGCACCCGCAGAACGGCCGCGCGCGACGCCTCGGGCGCCTGCCGGTACATCGCCATCACCGAGTCGCGGAACGCCAGATCGTCATCGCTCATTTCCGCTTCGTTGTTGGTGTGGTCGGTGTCCATCCAACCCTCCGGCAGCTTCAACCGGGCCTCGATCTCACGCGCCGTCCGCAAACCGATCGTCTTTGATCCTGTGTTCAGGTTCGACAGGTAGACGGGGTTCATTTCCAGATGAGCGGCAAAGCGCCTCAGCATTCCCCGATCCGGCGCGGTCGGGTCATCCCTTCTCACCCCCTCCTTGAACTGCTCGAAAAGCAGGTGGAAGTTTCGTGCGCGCACTGCGTCGATCGTTTCGATAGCCATGTGATTCCCAATCCTTAGTCGTATAGGGCGCGTCAAGGCACGCCACTTAGACGGATGCCGACCCCGATTAAATTGCGGCATCCGTTCTTCGAATCTTGAAGGTTTCCTGCGCTTAGTGCAACCGTAAAAGCATCATTGTTCAATAAGTTCATAGGGTTATCTCCCGCCAAAATTTCGTGTAACTCGCTAACCGTCACGGTATCCGATGCTATACTGTAGTGCAATTATAACCCGGCAAAGGAGCCATAACTTGAACGCACAAGAATTTCACGATGCATACGGGGCGAAGGTCGTCAACCAGTTGCTCGACGTGATCGGAATCGGCGCGATCTACTGGAGCAACATCCGCAACGGTCACAAGGTGGTCGGCAAAAAGCGCGCGCTCGAATTCGCTCGAGTCAGCGCGCAGTTAGTTGGACCGAACAAGCCGCACCTGACCGTGATCGACATGATCGGATTGCGCCACGAAATGCCGAAGCTCGTAGGCAAAGCGCGCGGCCCGGCCGTGATCGAGGCAATCCCCAATCTGCCTGATGTTCCGCTTGAACAAACCGAACAGGAAAGCGAATGAGCGACGCCCGCGTACCCGCGCGGGCCATTGCCGATCTTCAGATGGCTATGGCCAGAAATATCGCGCACCTCAAGACCAAGGCCGCAAAGCAGGCGCAAGCCCACAAGCTTTGCGAATCACTAAAACAGTTGATCCGTAGCAGGTAAATCATGGCTGGAGATTGGATCAAAATGCGAATGGACTTGCAAACACACCCTAAGGTTGTCCGCATGATGTCCGCATTGCGTGCGGACAAATTCCGCGTGATTGGCGGACTACATGCGGTCTGGTCAGTGTTCGATGCTCACTCCGAAGATGGTGTGCTGGACGGATACACGTGCGACGCTATGGATGCCGTCATTGGATGGCCTGGGTTCACACAAGCCATGCTGAGCATTGGATGGATCTCGAGCGGAGGCGACGAAACCCTTGTCATGCCTAGGTTTGATGATCACAACGGGAAGTCGTCAAAGCGCCGCGCACAGGAGACCGTTCGTAAGCGCGAATCACGCAGGAGCGACGATGAACAGAGCAACGTCGTCGAAATGTCCGCATCGAGTGCGGACGAAAAGCGGACCAGAGAAGAGAAGAGAAGAGAAGATAAACCTAATACATCACCTAACGGTGATGTTGTCATCGGCGACGCCGATTCCGAGTTACCGAACGGCCTGCCGAACTGTCCGCACCAAAGGCTGATCGCACTGTACGCCCAACACTTGCCTACTCTGCCGTTCCCGCGAACGTGGGACGGCGAACGGGCAAAGTCCATGCGAACTCGGTGGAAGTGGGTTTTGACGGCCAAAAAGCGCGATGGCTCTCGCTATGCAACTGACGAGGCATCTGCCATCGATTTTTTTGAGCGCTTCTTTCGCTATGCGTCTGAAAGCGACTTTCTTACTGGCCGCAATGGCAAGTGGACCAGTTGCGATCTGGGCTGGCTCATGAAGTCGGAGAACTTCGGCAAGGTGCTCCAAGGCAACTACGAGAACAAGGAGGCGGCAGCATGACAGCGAACGATATGCAGCGGGCAATTCCGCAAAGCGTGGAGTCTGAGCAAAGCGTCATTGGCGCCCTGCTGATCGACAACGACGCTATCGACCGACTCGGCGATCTGCGAGCCGAACACTTTTTCCGCGCCGATCACCGGCTGATCTTTTCGGAGATCGTCGACCTGATCTCTGCAAGCGTTGGCGCGGACATGATGACCGTGTTCGAACGCCTGCAAGCAAAGGGGCGCGCGAACGATGTCGGCGGCCTCGCGTACCTGAACGCTTTATCGCAGAACACGCCTAGCGCGGCGAACATTTCGCGTTACGCTGAGATCGTGCGCGACCGTGCGCAGAAGCGCGGCCTGCTGGCGCTGTCGCATGAGATTCAGGATTCTGTCGGCGCAACGCCTGACAGCGCGGCCGTCCTGATCGACCAGGCATCAGCCAAGCTCGAAAAGCTCGGCGAAGCGATCGTCAAGTCGGAGCCAGTTCACGCCGGCCAGTCGCTCGTCGATTATCTGAACTACATGGATCAGCAGATTGACGGCCTGATCAAACCCGTTCCTACGGGCCTGACTGACCTGGACCGCAAGCTCGGCGGCGGCTTCTATGGCGGCGATCTGGTTATCGTTGCGGCGCGTCCGTCAATGGGCAAAACCGCGTTCTCGCTGACCATCGCGAAGAACGTCGCGCGCGATATGCCGGTCCTGTTCCTGTCGATGGAAATGAAGAATGTGCAGCTTCAACAACGGCTCGTTTCGTCCATCAGCGGCCTGACGATGGCGCAGTTGCGCGACCCTGCCAACCTGAAACAACCCGATTGGTCGCACATCACCGAGACGGCCGGAGCCATCAAGGATCTGCACCTATACCTCGACGACCAACCGAATCTGACGCTGCTCGAGGTGCGCAGCAAGGCGCGCGCGGTCAAGCGCAAGCACGGTCTTTCGCTGCTCGTTGTCGACTATCTCGGCCTGATGGCAACCGGCAGCGAAGAACGCCGCGACCTGCAAATCGGTGCATTGACGAAAGGTCTGAAGAACCTCGCGAAGGAACTGGACATACCCGTCATTCTGCTCTCGCAGCTCTCACGCAAGTGCGAGGAACGGCCGAACAAGCGCCCTCTCTCGTCTGACCTGAAGGATTCCGGCGACATCGAAGCCGACGCCGACACGATCCTGTTCCTGTACCGCGACGAGGTGTACAACCCCGATTCGCCAGACAAGGGGATTTGCGAGGTCATTTGCACGAAGCAGCGCCAGGGCGAAACGGGCATCACCGGACTGGTTTTCCACGGCGAGCGAACGCTTTTCGAGGATCTGGCCCACGGTCAAGGCTTCGGGCAGCGATCCGAACCCGACCGCCCACGAGGCCGCAGCCGTGGAATGGACTGAACAATTTTTTGCGAATTACATGGATACCGTGGCGGTATCCGTTTATACTTACGGTATCGGTTTCTAGGTCCGAAATTGACTAGAAAACTTTCATATGAACAAATAAAAAAAGGCACTGAGAATGAACACTAACGAGGCATCATTAGGTCGGAGTGCTGTACAAACATACAGTAGTCGTGAAAAACGCGCGTTCGACGGCGTGCTTTTTTCGATGGAATGCACGGCTCAATGGCTGGAAAACGCATGCGATCCGATGCAGGCAGCCGTAGAAATTCGCCTGGCGATGGCGGAATTGAAGAGTTGCATCGCGAATTGCGAATTTGTCGCCGACGCGGGTTCGCAATCTAGCCCGCCAAATGGGGCGATTGGGGAGCGGGAAGCGTTTGATGCAGACGATGCGCATGCCGTCTGGCACGAGTGGCTTCAGATGCGCGGAACGGACATCGATTTTAAGTCGCAACGCGCGGCTATCGAACTGGTGCGTTACGCGATGAACCGCGCCGCACTCACCGCCGAAAAGGTGGCGGGTCCGAAACTGGCCGTGTGGTACGGGGCGATGCCGGAAAGCAATGGCAAAACGAACTGGACGGCGATCCTTCACAAGGGTGATCTAGCAGAGGGGCACACAATCGACCGTTCTGAATATCCGGACCGCGTGCGATACGAAGCGGACTGCGTTCGCTATCTCATCGGCGAACTGCCGGAGCGGCCGTGGATTCTCGACTACGACGCGGACAAGCACAGCGGCTATATCGCCCCGCGTCCAGCACAGACACAGGCGGCGCTGACGCTGACCCTCGATCAACTGGCGGCAGTGCGGGCAGCCGCGAATCTAGCGGAGTCGATGGGCAGCGTTGTTATCTCAGCGGACCTTCGCTCGATCCTGACCGCTTCGCAACCTGCAAGCGGAGCCGACCATGACTGACGTAAAGATCGGGCAGAAGTGGAAAGAGCGCGACGGCCGCTTTTCGCGGACAGTCGTTGTCGTCGCACTCGATGGAGAGCGGCAGAAGGTCTGCATTTCGAAGTTCGATCCGATGACCGGCAAATTGCTCGGCCGCAAAACATGGGCGTCACGCGAACGCTTCAACGGCAAGCACGGCGGATACGAGTTGTTGGGAGATTCAGAGTGACTAAAACCATCCTCTCTGTCATCGGCGGAATCGTGCTCGCGCTCGCCGTACTCGGCACATTCGGAATCGGCCACTTCCGCCTCTACTACGGCGCCCACCCTCTTTCCTGCATGGCGGAGCAAGCATGACCACACGCGTATTCACTGCCGACTTAATTCGCACTCTGATGGCTGACGGCAAGCCGCGCACTGCGCAGGAAATATCTGAGGGCATCGGGCGCGAATTATCGGTTGTCAACGAATACTTACGCCGCGCGCGCGTTCCGGGCCGCGACCAGGAGTTCCGCGCAATCGACAACAACGGCTATCGCCGCGCTGTCCGGTACGTCATCGGCAAGGGCGAGAACGTCACGCTGCGACCGACGCCGGCGCCGCGACCGAAGCTGACTGAAGCCGAGGTCGACGCAAAGTACCGTCGCGACAATCGCCGGTTCCCGAAAGTCGATCCGACGCTGCTGAACGCTGTCAACGCTATTGTTCGCATGGGGGTGGGGCAATGAACTGCAAACCTGGTGATCTGGCCTACGTGATTCGGGCAGTTGTTACGCCAGAAATGGTCGGGTCGGTAGTTTCCGTTTTGCGCTCTGCGGTTCATATGGAGACTGTTGACGGGATACGTTACGAAGTCACAGAACCAGGCTGGGTGGTCGAGTCCGCCGGATCGTCGCTTCCGGTGCGCAGCAACGATGGGATTCTTCGAATCGTAAAGCGACGCGTGGTGATGGATAGATTGCTCCGCCCCATCAGCGGCGTTCCTGTCAACGACGAAGTGACTGACGACATCAAGGAGCCAGCATGAGAGGACAAGCCGAAACGTCGTTCTTATCCTTCCTCGCAAAGAAAGAAGATGGCACAGCAGCCGTTCAACGGCTCGCGATCCTCAACTTCCTGCGTACGGTCCCGACTGCATCATTTTCGCGCACTGACCTGTCGAAGATTTTCGGCTATCCGATCCAGAGTGTTTGCGGCCGCATCGGCGAACTGAAAGACGACGGCCTGGTGATCGAGTTGCCGAAACGACGTTGCCCGCATACCGGGCAGCTCGTGAAGCCAGTCCAGGCCGCTCCCGATCTGCTTTCCGCCCCGCTCCACTGACCAAGGACCGATATGCAAGTATGCACCGCACACGAAAGCTCGCTTGGCCGGCTCACCCTTCGCACTCCTAAGCCGGAAGACGACAGTCGCGCGCCGATGTTCCGCTCGATGGACGCGGCATTGTCCTTTGCCTACACCTGGCGCGCGCGGCCCGGCGTCAAGATCGGGCAGATTGGGGAATATACCGGACCTGACGGCGCCGCCCTGTTGCTCTCCGTGCACGAGAAGAAGGCACAAGCGCAATACGTGCATGACGTCATTGAATCGCACCTCTCGCTCGATCAGCGCGCCCTGCTGGATGCCACCTATGGCGGAGAGCGCGGAGAGCGTCACGCGGGCGTTGAGCGGCTTGTATGCCTGGCCGAAGGAGCGCATCGCAATCGCACGATGGTTCGCATGCTAGTCGCGCGAGAGTTCGTGTTTGGGGAAAGCTATTGCTGGAGCCTCAATCGCATTGCGCGCGAGTGCGCCATCCACCCGCAGACAGTCGCGCGAGCAGCCGCCAAGGTGACGCCAGCAATCGCGGATTTACGCAAGTCAGCGCACGAGAAGTTACGGCCAGCGTTCGAGCGCAGATCGTGGATTCCGCGTGAGGCAGAAACGCAACAGTGATTCTTCGCTTGCGCTACGGATACTACTTTGGTATCGTTCAATTCATCGACACACCACCGCAGTATTCGTAGCCAAACAACAAGGACGGAATCATGAGCCACGTACCGCAGTTAGTTTCCCGCACGCAAGCATACGGCAATTGGCTGTGCGACCGGGATCTCGAAGCAGCCGACAACGCAGCACTGGCCGCAGAAGATCGCCGCGAGCAGGTCGAGCGCGAGGTCACGTTCGACGACCTGATGGAACTGCTGGTCGAGCTGACCGGCCCGCAACGCGAGTCGTTCATGAGCGCCTTGGCGCGTGGCAACAAAGACGACCTGCATACGATTCACACGCTGCTGACCGATGCGAAGGAAGTCATCGTTAAGCGCCGCCTGGCTGGAGGTGAGTGATGAGCGATATTCAAATAACGAAAGGTCCGTGGGAAGTCTGCTTTGACCATCCCGACGAAGATACCCGAGCAAGTCTCGCATTCATTCGCCCGCGTGGGGAGGTGTATGGCGGCGAAGAAATAGCGGACATCTTTTGTTGCGGAGGCGATACAGAGCGCGAAGCAAATGCAAGGCTGATAGCTGCGGCTCCTGACCTGTACGAAGCCCTGCAAGAGATCATAAACACCGAATGGATCGGCGGAAAAGGCGGCTTCGTGCGTGCCCGCGCTGCTCTGGCTAAAGCAAGGGGCGAGCAATGAGCGAGATCAAGCATACGCCGGGGCCGTGGGAATGGGACGACGAAGTATGGGCCGAGTATGACCCGGAGCAGCGAGCACCTTGGCTGATTGGAAGCGATGGTCAACAGGTACTGACTGGGCGGATCAAGTGCCGCACGGAAGCTGATGCTCGCCTGATAGCCGCCGCTCCTGATCTACTCAAAACACTGACGATCCTCGTCGAAAACATCGTGCATGCCATGCCGTCGTCTGCGCTCCTTGCGCCGGTAGTCAATGCGCGCGCCGCAATCGCAAAAGCACGAGGTGAAGCGTGATCCACCAAAAGCAGATCCTTTGGTTCGACAGTCATGTCACGCTCGCTTGCGATGGCCAATGCAATAAGGCATGGGGTATCAGCAGCCGCCCGAATGTCGAGTTCGACAAGAACGAGCCAGATGATGTCGCGTGGCTGGCGGACGGCGAACTAGGCGACGCACCGGCACAACCCGGCACATGGGAAGGAGGACACGGCAAGCCGAGCGGCCCGCACGAGATGAACAAATGGTGTGCGCGGGAATGCGAGCGAAGCGGGATTTTTGAGCGCGGCGAGCCGATCATGCTTACAGACTACTCGACGCGGCACTACAACCAGCCTTGGAAACACGAAGGGAGCCAGTGATGCAAGTCAGTCCTGACAAGATCATCGACGCAATCGCCGCGCTGAAAGCTGCCGCCGACGCGCTGCACGCCAGCGCATCGCACGACATTGCTGCGCGCTGCATCGAATCCGCCTCTGCCCTGCAAGCATCCGTACAGATCGCCGGCCAGACGCATCGCACCTTTCATGCGACAGGAGTTCATTGATGAGCGCGGACTTTGACATCCTGACTAGCGACGAGCCGCAAATCAGTGTACGCGGGCGCGAACCGCTGCCGTGGTGGAAGCTAGGCAGTCTGTGCCGATACGAGTCGCAAGCGCACCGAGAAGAGTCCTGGCTCCCGCTCAAAGTGACGATCTTTCTTGTCCACTACGAGATCAAGCGAAACACGCCTAAAGGCTGCTGGATCGAGGATTACCTCGGTCATGAGCGCTTCATTCTGAACGATGCGCGCAAGAAGTGGGCTTATCCGACCGAGGAACTAGCGCGCGAGTCGTTTATTGCGCGCAAGGAATGGCAGATCCATCACCTCAATCGCCAACTCGAGCATGCACAAGCGGCACTGGCTCATGTGCAAGCGATGAAGAAGGAGCCAGCATGAATCGCATCACGAAAGCGATGGTCGAGCGCGGCGGCTGGCGCTACTGCTGCGTGTGCCGCAAGTTAGGCCCACGCGTGAAGGCGCATTGGCAGCACGAAGGCCGCGAATATTGCGACGCGCACAAGCCAGATGCCAAGCCAGCGCTGCCAGGTGATCGACTGAGCGAAGCCGACTATCAGACGTGGATGCGTTTGTAGGCACCCGCACATTTTTTCGCGAAACCACTTGCACTACGGATACCGTTTTAGTATCCTTCATCTCAGCAGGACAAAACACAAACCAAAACCACGAACGGAACGAAATCACCATGAACACTGCATCGCAACTGAAGTCCGCGTTATTATTATGCTCCGCAGCGATTTTCCGCCCGCGTCAGTCCGACGTCGCGGAAAAAAATTTGCACTCTACGGATACCGTAGTAGCTAGCGTATGCAAGGTCAACGACCTGTTTCTTGCTTTCTCTGCTGGCGCGTGCTCGATGGCTCTCGCCGTGATGATCGTACTTACTTTCTCCCGGAGCCCGGTATGCAACTGATCGCCAAGTCACTGAATGACCTGCGCCACGTCCAGACGAATGTGCGCCTCTCGCAAGCCGAGATCATCGACAGCCAATACAAAGCACTCTGCGCGCGCACTGAGCAGCGCCAGCGTGCAGCCAAAGCCGATCTCGCTCGTCGCGGTGTTCAGCCCCGCGTAGCGATCAGCAGCGGACACGTGCCCCACTACATCGCCCGCCATTTCCTACACGTCAAGGTGAGCTAGATGGACGCGCCAGACGACGACGGCTGGCAGTGGCAAGCCGAGCTTGAAGAACAGCAGCAGTACCAATTTCATCAACGGGAGAAGCACCATGGAAATCCGGAAAGCGCAGCGCAAGAAAGCAAAACTGAGGCTTGGCATTGCAGCACCGAGCGGAGCGGGCAAGACGTATTCCGCGCTGCTCTTGGCCTTCGGCCTCGGCGGTAAGGTCGGAATCATCGACACCGAACACGGCTCCGCCGATCTGTACGCGGACCTGGGCGAATACGACGTGATCGGCATCGAGGCACCCTACACCGTGCCGAAATACCTGCAAGCAATCAAGGCGTTCGAAGCGGCCGGCTACACAACCATCATCATCGACAGCCTGACGCACGCATGGGCGGGTGATGGCGGCCTGCTCGACAAGCAAGGCAAGATCGCAGATAGCGGCAAGGCGAATGGTTATGCAGCTTGGCGCACGATTACGCCCGAGCATAACTCGCTTGTCGAGGCGATGCTCAAGAGTCCCTGCCACATCATCGCGACGATGCGCTCGAAGACGGAATACGTGCTCGAAACGAACGACCGCGGCAAGCAGGTTCCCAAGAAGGTCGGTATGGCGCCTATTCAGCGCGACGGGATGGAATATGAGTTCACCGTCATGCTTGACATCGATGCAAGCCACGTTGCCAGCACAACCAAAGATCGCACGTCACTTTTCGATGGCCGATATTTCAAGATCGGCAAGGATACCGGCGAGGAACTGCGGACGTGGCTCGAATCTGGCGTCGAGCAGCCGCAGAAGGTTTCAATGGCCGAGCGCGACGACTTGCTTAACGCAATGGCCGACTCCGGCCTGACCGCGCAACGCTTCTGCGAGAAGTTCGAGATTGCGGCCGTTGGCGATTTGCCGCGCAGCAAAATCGGCGATGCAACGCAAGCTATCTCTGAGTTCAAAGCAGCACGCGACGCCGCTCGTGCAGCTCGCGCCGCAAAGCTGGCAACCGAATCACAACAAACCCCCGAAACAGCAGGAGCGTAATCCATGGCATCCGTCAATAAGCTAATCATCATCGGCAACCTCGGCGCAGACCCCGAAGTGCGCTACCTGCCGAGCGGCGATGCTGTAGCAAATATTCGCGTCGCGACTACCGAGTCGTGGAAAGACAAGGCGAGCGGCGAGAAGAAGGAGCACACCGAATGGCATCGCTGCAACCTGTTCGGGCGCTTGGCTGAAATCGCGGCCGAGTATCTGAAGAAGGGATCGTCGGTCTACATCGAAGGCCGAATCCGCACACGCAAGTGGCAAGACCAGGCAGGCGTCGACAAGTATTCCGTCGAGGTGGTCGTCGAGTCATTGAAGATGCTTGGCGGTCGAGCCGATGGCGGTGAACAGTCGAAGGGAGGGCAGCGATCGGAGCCGCGCCAGCCTCAGAACGGCCAAGCCAGCGAACGCCGCCCGGTTCCGCAGGGAGGCGGATTTGACGAAATGGACGACGACATCCCATTCAGCCCGGCGTATTCACGCGCCAAGTGGTCGCTGATCTAAAGCGAAACGCGTCGCCGGCCCGGGCCGGCGTCAGCCAGGAGACCTCACATGCAAGAGTTCACAGACTGGTTCGACAAGAGCATAAAGCCGCGGCACATCGGCGTGTACGAAGTGCGCCGCAAGCCGAACGGCAAGACCATCTTTCGCCTGTTCAGCTACTGGACCGGCAATCGTTGGTCATACACGGCGCAGACGCCACACGGTGCCGAGTCGTGCAAGCATCGACCGAGCAGGGAGGCAGACCGCGAAGGCGGCTTCGAATGGCGCGGCCTGCGGCGTAAAAAAATTTGACCGCTAAGGATACCGTCATGGTATCTTTATGCATGCACCGATACCGCAGCACACACAATCAAAAGGAACTGAAATGAACCCGCCACTGTACCAGTTGACCGGCGAGCTGCTGGCAATCCGCAACGACCTGATGGATGCAGGTTTCGACGACACGACCATCGAGGACACGCTTGAAGGCTGCGCCGAGGACTTCGACAAGAAGGCTGTCGGCTGCGCCCTGATCTCGCGCGAAATTGCCGCTAACGCAAAGATGATGCGCGATGCGGCTGCTGAGATCGTCGAGCGCGCACGCAAGTGGGAAGCGCGCGCTGAGCGCCTGGAAGGCTACCTCCAACAGAACATGAAGTCTGCGCAACGCCTGCGCATCGAAAACCCGCTGGTGACGATTGCCCTGCGCGAAGGCCGCGACAAGTCCGTCGAAGTCGTCGATGCCGACGCCGTGCCGCAGCAATACATGCGCGTCAAGACCGAGCCGAACAAGACCGAGATCAAGAAGGCGCTAGAAGCAGGCCAAGAGATCGCCGGCGCACGGCTGATCGTCAAGGATCGGCTAGAGATCCGCGTTTAACCGAGACCCGCCATGCACACCATGATTCGCATCAAGTTCGACGCCTACAGCGAGTACGGCTCTGTGGATCATGGCTGCTGGTACATCCTGCGCACCGTTTCGTTTGCGGCTATTCCATGGTGCTGACGCAAGCCGACTGTTTAGCGCGCTTCCTCGCCGCAGTGCGCGACGGGCGAAGCGGCTATTTCGACAAGGCCAAGGCGATTGTCGAGCGCGTGCGGCAGACGGCCGGCGATGCAGCGGCTGAGCGGGCAAAGAAAGAGCTATGGGCGTTTATTAGGAGCGACCGAAAAGCATGAAAAAAGAAATCATCGGCGATGCAACGCTGTATTTAGGCGACTGCCGCGAGATCCTGCCGACTCTGCAGCGGGTGGATGCGGTGATTACTGATCCTCCGTATGGGATTGCCGAAAGCAGCAAAAAGATCGCTGGTCGGCAGCGCAAAGACACATGGAAATCAAAGCAGGTGGCCGATCAGGTCGACTACGGCCAATTTGATTGGGATCAAAGCCCTATTGATGGCGCGTTGCTTGATGCCGTTTTGCAGGCAGGGAAGATCGCAATAATTTTTGGCGGCAACTACTACCCGATGCCGCCATCGTCTTGCTGGCTGATCTGGGACAAGCAGAACGGCGCAACTGACTTTGCTGATTGCGAATTGGCATGGACCAATCTCCCTAAGGCGGTGCGAATTTTTCGCCATCTCTGGAATGGGATGTTGCGCGCGGGCGAGGAAAAGGGTGTGCAGCGCGTCCATCCGACCCAGAAACCGGTCGCTGTCATGCAGTGGTGCATCGAGCAGGCAGGAATGCCCGAAACGATCATCGACCCGTTCATGGGATCGGGTACGACCGGAGTAGCAGCAACGCGATTAGGCCGCTCGTTCACAGGTATCGAGCGCGAGCCGAAGTACTTCGAAATCGCCTGCAAGCGCATAGAGGATGCACAGCGCCAAGTTTCGCTGTTCGACGCACCTGCGCCAGCTAAGCATGAGCAGATGGGGTTGCTGGCATGACAGACCATCCATTATCCGGCGTTGCGCAGTTCCTCACCCTCCCACTTCCGCCGTCGATCAATTGCTATTGGAGGAAGTCGCAGCGCGGCATCTATGTCACGAAGGAAGGCAAGGACTTCCGCAAGCGTGTCGCCGAGATCGTCGCAGAGCGCAACGCCATCAAGTTCGGTGCCGCCCGGTTATGCGTGGCGCTGCATGTGAGCATGCGCGATCGACGCATTGCCGATATTGACAATCGTGTGAAAGCCGCGCTCGATGCGCTGACGCACGCGGGCGTCTATGACGACGATTCGCAGATCGACGAGCTGCTGGTATGCCGCGGCGAGATCGTCAAGGGCGGTCGGCTCGGTGTCATGGTGATGGGGGCGTGATGAGCGACAAATTAACGATCTTCCTGACGCCGCACAATCGCCGCATGGCAGCCGATGCCGTGCACAAGCGGCCTGACGGTCACGTGTTGATCCTGCAAGAACGCACCCGCACAATCCAACAGAACGCACTGCTTCATTCACTTTTCACGCAGATCGCCAAGCAGGCAGATTTCCGCGGGCGCAGCCTGACGGCCGTCCAGTGGAAAACTCTTATGGTATCTGCGCATGCGGTAGCGACCGGCATTGGATCCGACATGGTTCCGGGCCTTGAGGGGGAGTGGGTCAATATCCGCGAATCGACGGCCCAGATGGGCGTCAAGCGCCTCAATAGCCTGATCGAATACGTACTCGCTTGGTGTGCCGGCAATGACATCAGGATCGCGGCTGATGCGGGCATGGAGGGACTTGCAGCATGACCGGCAAGCTCAACGCCAACAGCGTGCGCCACGCCACGCGCAACAAGATCCTCGAACTGCTCCAGCAGGAAGCGCTGACCGCCAAGGAACTCGAAGCGCTCGTCGGCATCGCCGAGACTGGCGTGCGCCGCCATTTGCGCATGTTGCGCGCCGAGACGCCGAAGCAGGTCTACATCTGCGACTGGCACCGCATGGTCGGCAAGAGCGGATTGTGGGGCGCGGTGTACCGGGCCGGCGACAAGCGCGACAAGCCGCAGCCGGACCTGGTCGATGCACGCAAACAGGCATCGGCTCGTCACTACCGCAAATACGCTGGCGTATACAAGGCGCGTAGGACTGCTTGCGATGGTCGAGCACATCCGTTTGCCGGATTGCTGGCGGGGGCGCGATGAAGCGATCAACACCACTCAAGCCGAGCGCATTCGCTCGCAAGCCCGGCGCGTCATTCAGCAGCTTTCGCAGCGCGACGAAGGAACTGGGGCGCAAGCCGATGAAGAAGCGCGCGCCGAAGCGGCCGACCGTCGCCGAGGGATCGAAGTATCTGGAGGCATGCCGCGGTGAAGCCTGCTATCTGCGCGTCATCTGTGGCGGCGAAGCATCCCCAGACATCGTTGTGCCGTGCCATAGCAACCAGTCACGCGACGGCAAAGGAATGGGCCTCAAAGCAAGCCACTCGCGCACTGTGCCGGGCTGCCACTGGTGCCATCAATGGCTCGACCAAGGCAAAGCGCCCCGCGAGGAAAAGTTCGCAGCATGGGATCGCGCGTATGAGCTATGGGAGCCGGCGCGCGCAATGAAGATGGGTACAGCACAACCACACATGGAGACAGTATGAAGCGCAACGATTTTGGCGGGCATGGAATCCCCACATTTTTCAAAGTTTGGTTTGCATTCGTTGCAGTGATGGCGATCTGCGTATTCGCTGGCTCGGCATTCATGGCCGTCAAGATTTTCGGCTCCTTGCAAGGCGCAAGCCCTGAGACCATCGGCGCCGCCGTTGGAAAGGCTGTTGCGGCATATCAGATGGAGACGAAATGACAGTTCAACGATTCGGCACAAGTTCGGCGCCCTGCCCCAATGGCTTATACGTGCGCCATTCCGACTATGCAGCGCTTGAGGCTGAGGTGCAGACGCTGCGCAAGAAGCTAGAAACGCCGATCGCAGCGCTGATTCAGTGGTCGGATATTGAGACGTCGATGCTCTCAGGATGGAGTGATTCGATCGCCGAAGACGCACTTAGGCGCGGAAAGAAAGTGACGGCCTACTACGGCGAGGTACGCCCCTACCCCGCGCGCAAAACGGACAAAGCATGAAAAACATCGCAATCAGCAGCTCACGCCAAGCTGAAACCGTCGCTCACGAAGAACTGATCGGCGCAATGGTCCCGGCGTATCACTACACGCAAGACGAAGTGTGCGCCCTACTCCACGAAAGCCCGCGATCAGCCGTGCGCGATGCCCTGCATGCGCTCGTCGCAAAGGGAATCGTATGGCGCGACGCGACGACATCACGCGTGCGCTATGCCTTGCTAGAAGGCGACGCCTTACGCGAGGCAATCGAACGCAAGACAAAACGTAGTGCATCGCCAGCATGGATGCACGCCAACCTGGCCGGATACGACGCGGAACAGCGGCGCTTCCGTGAACTTTGCATGAAAGCACGAAATTAGGTATTGCGTTACGGATACTGTTGCGGTATCGTTACGCACATAGCAGCACTTGATCAAAACCAACAAAAAGGAACGGAAACCATGCTCTACACGAAATTCTCAGCATTATTACGCTCGCCAGCGAACGCCAACATGGCCGCTCGTGTAAGCGCGTGCTCAGTCACTGCGCGCCGGGCGGCTGCCTCAAAGCGCCACATCGGAACCCGCACGGTGAAACAAGACCAACTTGCCCGCGCGCTCGCTCAGGCAACAGACGCATACCTGCGTTCTATCACGCCGACAAGTCAACTGACGCACAACCTGATCGCGGCAACCGCAGCCATCCTTGCGCGCGATAACCACGACCAGGTGAGCATTCGCATCGGCAGCATTCCAGCGATCACGCGCAAGCCGGTCGCAAGCGCGGCGGCAGCATAACGCTTACCCCGAACCGCGCAGACAGCGCGGCGTGCTTAGGGCGGCTCGGTCAGCGCCCGTTTTTTACAACTGTTCGGCTATGCCGGCGAGGGAATATGAGTTCAACCGTTGCAGTCCTGTTCGCGCGCAAGGACAGCGTCTACAAGACGTTACCGGGTTGCGACGTGTGGGACATAGACCGCGACGCCCGCAACTGGCCTGGCGGCTCGCCCATCGTTGCACATCCGCCTTGCCGCGCTTGGGGAAGACTCGCTCATATGGCAAAGCCGCGGCCTGACGAAAAAGACTTGGCCCGCTGGGCCGTCGCACAGATCCGCGAGTTCGGCGGCGTTCTGGAGCACCCGTCAGCGTCGCGACTTTGGCAGGACCAGCAGCTCGGAATGATTGGCGCGCCTGACGAGTTTGGTGGCTGGACGCTACCGATTCATCAACACTGGTTTGGGCATCTGGCAGAGAAATCAACGCTGCTTTATATCGTCGGCTGCTCGCCGGCGGACGTGCCTGCGATGCCGATGAAGCTGGGCAAAGCTGAATACGTTGTCGCCTCCAGCTTGCATCGAAAAGGGATAGAGCGCCGCTCACGGCCCGAAATTCCCGACTCCATGCGCGAGCACACGCCGGTTGAGTTGGCGAAATGGCTTGTCGAGCTGGCGCGACGCTGCCGTATTCAAACACCAGTCGCCGCCTGACTCACCCGCAAGGAACCCGACATGAATACCGATACAGACGCAGTGAAGCTTAAGCCGTGCCCGTTCTGCGGATCAGAAGCCAAAAGTGACAACGGATTTTCGCCGTGCGAATCAGTGACGTATGCATGGTGCAGCAATCAAGACTGCTCGCTTTGCACGATCGAATTTGGCTTTACGGTTGACGAATGGCAAGCCCGTAAATCCCCTCCTTCAAAGGCCGGATCGGTTCCGTGTTACCAGTGCAAAGGTTGTGGCGACAATGACTGCGCGCCGGGTCGATGCGTACGGTGCGACGGGACAGGCATCGAACCAAATCCCGACATGAATACCACCACTACAAAGATCGCTGGAGAGGCTATGACTGACCAACAGATCGATTCAATCATGGAGCAGGCGCAAGTGTTTGCGTCGGCATGGTCGCTTGTCGGCGGCCCGTTCGATTCAGGCGGAATGCTGGAAACGGCGGAGCAGGAGAAAGCGGCACTCCGCGCCCTGCTTGCAAGCAAGCCTGCCTGTCCTGTACCGCTGACGGACGATCAACTAGAACTGATGGCGAGCCAGAGCGGTCTCTACGGCGTTCGCAAAGCAGCGGCAGCATACGCACGCGAAGTGCTCGCTGCTTCCACCGCTCCCGCGCAATCGTGCGGTGACGCCGAGCAAGCAGACGCTCCGCAGGCCGTCGAGCAATGGCAGCTCCGCGTTAAAGACGTGGGTTCGCCGTTTTGGACGAACATCACGCATGCGGATGCCAATGAACTGAGCAGCAACCCGGCGTTCGAACTGCGCGCACTTAGTCTCGTATATCCCCTTCCGCGCGCCGATGAGCAAGCAGACGAGGCAGTGACGAGGGACGCTCGGGACTGCCCTCATGCAGCGCCACACCGCTATTGTGCGCACTGCCCTGTATCGCCTTGCCCTATCGGCTTGGGAGATAAGAAATGATCGATCCGAATAATGACATCGTTCCGACGCTGCGAATGTTCGATGGCTTGATGATGAACATTGCCGCTGACGAGATAGAAATGCTGCGCGCCCGCGTCAAGGATCTCGAAGCACGCGCCGCTGCCCACGCTCAGCCTATCGGTGAGGACGCCGCCAATGGGGCAATGCCTGACTGTACGTGTGGCGTGGATACAGGCGGCACACATAACGAGGCTTGTCCTGTGACACATGCCGTCCGGCACCTGTTCACTCTATCGGGCGAGAATGCCAGCGCCAATGGGGCGATTGGGGAGCGGGAAGCGTTTGAGGAAGCATTCCGCCGAAATTTCGAGTTCCCCGAACACGCGGATCAATTCACGTTCCGCAAGGGCTGGGAAGCTGGAATTATGCAAGCCCGCGCCGCTCTCACCGCCGAAAAGGTGGCAGCGGAGCCGGTGGCGGGTGAGATTCAAGCATTCGAAGCATGGTTCAAGACTTCCGGCTTCTGGAATAACGCGATTACGGAAAAGGCTTGGCGTGCGGCGTGCGCATGGATGCGTGAATCGAACGCGACTATGTGCGAGGAAGTCATGGAGCAAAGCCGTAATTCACTATTTCGGAGCGCCGCGAAGATATGCGCGGGACTCATACGCGCCGGAAGAAAGGCGCAATGCGACTTGCCGCCAGAAGGATGGTACTGCACGCGCGATAAAGGCCACGAAGGACCATGTGCAGCGTATGCAACCGAGCAACAGCCCGCGCAATCTGCCGAGCAGGACGAGCGGGCGCAACTCGACGTGAGCGTGCTCGCGCGCCTGAGTGCTCAAATCTTCGATTGCCCGCTTAATCCGACCATTTCCAAGTTTGCGCGGGCAGTGGAGGCAAATGTCCGCGCCGCGTCCACGCAATCGACGGCAACGCAGCCAGCGCTGACTGCGCAATCGGCGGAAGACGCCTATTCCGTATGGGAGAAGGCACCGGACTACTGCCCATACAACAAGCGCGGCTTTGGCGCGGGGTATCGAGCAGGAGTTGCCGCCGCGCAACCAGCAAGCGGAGGGAAACATGAGTGAGCGCGAACAATTCGAGGCGGCGATAAAGGCGCTCGCTGAACTTCCAGAAGATTCGCACGAAACGCCATATCCAGACGAGGACGCAAATACGTACTGGGCCATCTGGCAGGCATCCCGCCGCTCGGCGCTTGAGGAAGCGGCTCGCATTTGGGATAACGACGGCACCGTGCCGAATCTCGCCGGCCAAGCCATCGCAAGAGCTATACGCGCCCTCGCCACGGAGACAAATAATGGTTGAAGACCTGATTAAGCGAATCCGGCGCGACGTGGCGGTATGGGAAGCCGGCGACGATCTTCAAAGCTCGCAGCCGATGATCGATGCCGCAAACCTGATCGAGCAGCAAGCCGCGAGGATCGCGGAACTCGAAGCGCGTGTCGCTGCTTCCAATGAAGCCATCGCCATGCTGATCACAACCGGAGATGAACTGCAAGCGTCTCTTGATCGTTTGCATGGCGCTAAATTCAGCGACCGCGATTATACCGCGATGGTATCTAAGATAACCGCCCTTGAGTCCGAGCGCGACGCTCTACTCGCGGCAGCAGGGAAAGAGGCGGTGGCGATCTATCAGCTTCGGGAGACTCGTTCAGCAGGACGGCCGTGGGTCGACACAACAAAAGAATGGGCCGAGATGCGTGCCTCTGAAGGTAAGCACGAAATGCGCGTCGTCTACACCGCTCCCACCGCCGCTCTTGAGAAGTCGTCTGATGCGCTGTACACGATGGATCAGATGCGCGACTACGCACTGGCGTTCCACAAATCACGTCTCGACGCTCGTGGCGACCTAACGGCGAAGCAAAAGTGGGACATTGCGGAACGCGTCCATTCTCAATGCGAGGCCCTGAAGCCGCATGCAACATTTCGGTCGGCGGCTTCTCAAGCGATAAATGACACTATCGCCGCCCTGTCACAGAAAGCGGGAGAGAAGGATGACTGACGAGGATCTGATTGCGATTGCCGCAAAGTACGGCGTAGGGCCATACAGCGGACTTGCACTCGCCCGGGAAATCCACCGCTCGGCGCTGGAGCAAGCGGCCAAGGCGTGCGACGAACTCAGCACGGACTACAACAAACGCCGCCGGACTAGCGATAGCCCGACCTACATGGAAGGCAAGTCAGACGGAGCAGAAGCCTGTGCGTCGGCATTGTATCGCGCTATCCACGCCCTGTCTCAAAAGGAATAAGCAAGTGATTGAAGCAGCAGCAAAGCGGGTCATCGAGTTGACCCGCGCAAACTGGAAAGTGTGATATGCCAAGCAACCGCAAACCGCGCAAGGCCCGCAAGTTAGTGGCGCCCAAAGACATCGTGTCGACGCTATTCAACGCAGACGAGCCGATGCAAGGCGAGGAAAAATTGGAGGTGCTGACAAGCGTTCATATGGCCGCGCTTGCCCTATCCCGCGGCACTGGCACTAAGAACGAATGGGACACGCTTGTCGTCACGGGCAATATTGCGATCGTGCTCTGTGAGACGGCCGGCAACCGCAATGTCGGGCTCGAGCCGCTGTATGCCATGCAAAACGCGATGATCGCGGTATGCGAGCGCTTCCAGGAGATCGGCCGCTTCGTGCTGACCGGCGACGAGCTGCAAGCCATGAATGGCGGCATAGGACTGTTCGAGCAACTGGTCGACACCGTTAGCCGGCGTCAGTATGTGCGGGCCTGCGCTGAATATACGCGGCGCCTTCACGCTGGCAGGGCAGTTCAAATCAAGCGCGGCCAGGCGACAGAGCGATTTTCAATCAATGCTGGTCCCGCAACACAGATTGACTCCCGACCGAGGCTTGCTACATGAGCGATAGAAAATTTTGTCCCGGTGATCGAGTTACGGTCAAGCATCGGCCATGGATGGAGGGCGAGGCGTGCACCGTGCTCTGCACGATGGACCATGGAATCGTCATGGTAAAGCTAGATAACCCGGAAGGCCGCATTAGATATTTTCCATTCCTTTATCTAAAGCCCGATGAGATCGACCTTTGCAACATACCAGGAAAGCAGGGGAATTAGAATGGAAGAACTCTGGACGCACAAGGAATTGGCTAAGTTTTTAGGCTACAGCCCGGCATCTGTGGCAACGATGGTCACGAAGAAGCCGGCCAGCCTGCCGCCGCGCGTCGCGGGTCTTGGCCGGCCGCGTTGGGTTCCGTCAGTGGTGAGGGATTGGGTGATAGCGCAGAGCACGCAGGCAGCGCCCGCGCAACGTGGGCGCCCGCGCAGGACGCCCACCGTGGTTTAGCCGAGCTTGGCGGCGATGTCCGTCGCCTTCGGCTCATAGTAGATTTGCAGCATCTTCAGGGTCTTGTGCCCTGTCACCGCCGACAGTTCTAAAACGTTCGGCAGCAACTTAGACATGCGCGTCGCGGCTTCGCGGCGTGAGTCGTGAAAATGTAGGTCGGTCAAGCCGACCTTTTTTTTCGCCTCGCGGAAAAGCGTGTCGAACGATCCAGCATTCACCGGCACCAGATGGTCGTCCGGCTTTCCCTTTGCGAGCAACGACAGCAGATCGACCGCGCGCGACGACAGCGGCACATTGCGCGCGTCGTCATTCTTGGTCTGTGGCAGATGGATATAGCGCTCTGCGATGTTCACGTCGCGATGCCTGATGTTCAGGATCTCGCCGCGGCGCATGGCTGTCTCGACGGCAAATGCGAACGACCACGCGATCAGATGCTTTGAGATTTCCGGCGTGGCTTTCATATCCCAACCGAGCGCGTTGCAGATCGTCTGCACTTCGGTATTGTCGACCCGGCGCTTACGCGGGCGCGCGCTTTTTGGCCGGCGGATCAGATGCACCGGGTTTTCCTTGAGCGGCATGCGCCATTCTTTGATCGAAGTCGTGAAAACAGCCGAGATCAGGTTAAGTTCACGATTGACCGATGACGCAGAAACGACGCGCAACCGATCAT